CTCCAGGAGCATTTGGTATTGCTTTTGGAATCTGGATCATCTTGAGTAACCCGAATAATTTTTATCCCCCAGCGATCCCCACTGTTTGGGACATACGAACCTGGTCTGGATATCCGAATTTCTATGGAAAATCCGCCTTTGGATTTTTCTTCCCGTATTACTGCTTTGTATGGTCCCCAGGCAGCGGATTCGGAAGGACGTAAGAATATTCTGTGTTCGACTTTAGCCCCAGTTAAGTTTCCTTCTGCATCTTGCTTCATAAGAGAGGCAAAAGTAAGAATAACCCGCAGGGCCGAGACACTGGAGGTACTTACGTTTTTTATGTAATCTGTGCCATGTAGTAGTTCGATACTGTTGTTGCTTGGGTGAGGATTTTCTATTGTCTCAAAACCAGGAATTACGTCTTGGTTAGGCAGTCCTGCTCGAACAGCAAGTAGAACATTTTTATAAGAATCCAGGGAAACATCCCCTAGGTAAACGTCAGTCCTGTCTAGGTTATAAATCTGTCCTTCAGAAAGTACAAGTAGCAAACGAATTGTCTGTTTACTGAAGATGGTGTCGTCTCTTTCTCCAGGAGCTGCTTGATTTCCCCCACCACCTTTTTGGCCGGCGAGAACCAGCTTATCCAAAGTTTGGGTTTCGGCTTCCAGTTCGCCAAGATTGTTAAAAGTTCGCATAATGTTAGCTAAAACCAAGAGTTCCAAAGATTCCCAGATCGTCTTCAATATTGACTTCTTCACTGGAAAGCCCCGCGGAAATCAAAACTCCGGAACAGAAAGGATTTCCGTACATTAAAGGGACTGAGCCACCTTCTTCAGTAAGGATTGGGGTTCCGTTATACAGAGAACTTCGCTTTGTTTTTGCTTCACTAGGGTCAGTGCGGAATTCTGGAGTTGGGGAGAGGGCAGACATTACTGCACTGATCGCTGTCGCGATTAGGATGTTGCCGATAAGGGCCAAGGCAGTTGCAGCTATTGTAGCCTCTACCCCAGCAGCAACTAATACACCAATTAAAATAGCTGGAACAGGAATCTCCCCAGTCACTTCCGGCACACAAATCAGTGTATCATATTCTGCAAATGTCATAATCCCAAGATCAGGTCGTAGGACGGTTATGTTTTCTGGATTATTCTGTTGCCTCAACAAGAAAACCGTTGGGGTTGTCATCAGGCTTTTGGCTACAGCTTCGCCAAGTGCAAAGGATATACCAGCCAAGGCTTGGTTAAGGTTTTCTGCCTCCAACTCCAACTTGCAATGTGGCATAGTTTCTGAGTCTGCCAGATTCTTATCCTCTGGAACAAACTTTCCGAATAAGTCAATCTGCATAGCGGAGAATCCTCTGGATGTTCCAGACAAAATCAGATAAAGGAGAACGGGTACTAAGCAGGTCTTGGTGCAGGCATTCCCCATTGTCGTAGATTGCAATATGACTGCATTCTCGCCCTCGAAAGTTGGTTATCAGTAGATCCCCATTCTGTAAATCCTCAATGCGCTTTATTTGTCTGAACTTAGGGTGATCCAGAAAGGCTTTAAAATGGTTCTGACCTCCATCGTTACACCAATCGAAAGGCTCTGGGCCTAACCAGGTTTCTGAGTAGGCTGGCAATTCCCTGCCAAAGATGAAGTAGTGGTAATCCCATGCAAGTGTGTAGCAGTCAGTTATGTAGGGGATAAATCTCCTGCCAAGGAAGTCCGGACTTGGGGTCCTGGGGAGCCAAACCGGGGGCAGAAATGTACTTCCTTCTGTGCCAACAATTCCCCACGGAACTCCAGAATAATGTTGGCTGCGCAAGTCTGCGATAGACGGAGTTCGTAGGTCAAAAGTCTGCCGAACGTTGGCATTCTGACAATGACTGTGGATAACTGCAACAGTTTGCCCAATGTTTTTAGCAAATTCTGTCGGATTGCAGCGGAATTCTTTTTCTGGGGTTTCGCTGCAGTTTTCCAGTTTAACAAACTCTCCTGTTTGCAGGATAACGCCACAGAGTTCTTTGGGAAACTCTGCTAGAGTATAGGCTTTGATAACCTCAAGGGTTTCAGGCAGCAATTCCATTAAGCTGCTCCCTTATTGATCCCAATACCAGGAAAGTCTTTTTTGAGCATTTGTCGTGCTGGAAGCCACTTCCGATCCCGGTCTAAGGGACTGCGCATTTCGAAAACTAACCCATTTTTATTCTTGGATTTCAATTTTCTAATCTCGAAGCGCCAAGGAGGGGCAGACATAGACGAATTCAGGTAGACTTCAAAAGTCCTGATGTAGGTTACTTTGACCCCGATCAGGTCTCCATATAGCGCAGCGAGGGTCCCGAAAAGTCTGGGTTCCAGAACATTGGCGATGTGTAGTTCTGCTCGTGGGGGCGCACCTGTGGTTGTCTTCTCCAGCCCAGAGATTGAAATTGGAAATGGCTGATAGGGTTGCCCGTTGCGAACAACTACTTGCCCGTTTCGGTCAGTCATTGGGGTGTAGTAGAAAATCTCTGGACGCCCAATAGTGGTCAAATCCAGCTCGAACAGTTGGATATAGGGAGGCAGATTTGGGTCACGGACCAGGTTGTCTAAGTCGCTCATAAGTCAAATACCTGTTCGAGGGTACAGGAAATGTTGAACTCAGAATTGCTCAAGACCTTTACTGACCGCTTACCGTCTTTGACTTTGTACTTCTGTTGGGCAGTTTGGTAACAAGGCGTCCAGAGCAAAACCCCCCAGCCTCCGACAGTCTTAAGAGCTGCCAAGACAGTCTCTCTTTCTGAAAGAGTAAGCGCAAGCCAGGTTACGGTCCATGTCTCAACTTCAGTATTCAGTCCATCCGGCGCCCGTTGGTTATAGCCGTCCCCGAATTGCGCAGTAAGGGTCCGACTGGAAATCTCCAGTGTAGCATCCCGGCCTATTTTTTCAGGAAGTGGTAGTGCGATCGTGACAGCCATACTTTATCCGAATCTGGTTGATTTGTTCAGAAGCCCATTTGGCCTGGAGGCGTTTTGGATTTGTTCATCTGCAAGACGTCGGACGAGTTTTTCAGCTACTCGATTGGCAAACTGTTCGCCGTCTTCCCCAGGACTCTGAGTGACGTTAATGCCGATGTTGACTACGTTCCCAGACCCCTGGCCGCCAGAAGACTTCACCCCAAGTTCCCCAGACGAAGTCCGGCTAAGAGGTAGGATAGCTTCTGGTCCGCGCTCCCGCAGGGAACCAATCCCGCCCTTTGCCATTGGGAAATAGGCGAGGTTACTGTCAACGGCTGGGATGCCGCCTTTGCTGTATTCGGTTATGCTGGAAGAAAAAGCATTCCCTTTCTCACTTCCTGTAATCGCAGCACCAATTGCGCTGCTTATTCCACCTGCTCCTCCGATTCCAGAAGAAATCGTCGAAAAGATAGTTTTTGCAATCTGTTGCGTTGCGATGCGCAGAATATCTGCCAGAATCGAATTCGCAAAGCTCTTGAAGGCTTCAGATGCTGATTGAGAGCCGGAGATAAACAAAGCAAAGCTGTTCCCGAACGCAGACGTGAAAGTTCGTTCGATATACTGACCGACAGTATCGGAAGTTCGTTGGGTTAGTAGTAACTGCCTGCGTATTTCCTCTTGTTGGTTCACCAGTTCTGCACTTAGCTTCCCACCCGGAGGCAGGGCTTGTTGTTGCTCTGCAATAGCTGCCTGGATTAGCTCAAGTTGTCTTTGCAGGATTTGGGCTTTTTCTTCTTGCAGGGCTTTTGTTTGGAGAAGCACTTCGAGTTCGGTTACAGCTCCAGCGTTTTGGAGGGTGTTCAACTCCGTCATCCTGTCAGTGATAACACCAAGTTGACGACCACGTTCTTGTTCCAGCTCGGTGAGTTCCCCCTGCAAAGCACGATTTGCTTTTACAATCTGATAATTCTGCAGGTCTATAACATTCCCTTCCCGCTTGATTCGCAGGTAGTCTTTGCGGTTCTCACGGTCGAATTTGTCTGCTTGGGATTCTCCTTTTTGGCCAGTGAATCCTGCGGCTTCGCCTCTAAACTTCAACGCAGCTTGATTATATTCCTCTTCAAGTTGTCTGGTGAGTTTTTTGGTTTCCGTGGTCAGTTTATCTCTTTCAGATTGTAAAGCTCCGATTTGTTTGGAAAACTTGTCAGTGTTAACTGCGTCTCCAGCACTTGCAGCCAGTTCTGCATTAGCAACTAGAGCCTCTTGTTTAAATTGAATTACTTCATCCTTCAACTGTCTATATTTTTCAACATACTCTGCTGCTTTAAGCTCCCCTGCCGCAAAGCTCTCAGACAGGGCCTTAATTTTAGCATCCTGTTCTTCAATTTTTGTGCCAGCTTCAAGCGTTGTGTCTCGATATTCCGCAGCACGAGCTTTCTTTTCGTATCGGCGTCTGTCAGCTTCAAGATCTGCCTCCGCACGCATACGTTCAGTCTTGGCGTGCTCGGTTTGCGATTGCATTTCATTGTATCTGCGATCGCTTAAAGCTTTTATTCTGGACTCCAGTGCAACAAAGTCTGCCTTATCCCCTGGCAATACTTGTCCGGGAGGTAGGTTTGCTTCTGCAGCTCGGAAAGTAATATCCGCCGCTTTTCCACGCAGAGTCGCAAGTTCCTTTTCCAGGGCACGATTGTCTGCACCAAGAGCAGTTACTTTTTCGGATAATTCAAGTTTCTGCTTGACAAGAACCCCGACTTCTTCTCGCAGTTTCTCTCGTTCTTTCTCTTGCGTCTGGCCGACGACATTCCCTAGCTCGATCTGTTTCTGAGCAATTTTTTCTTCCAGTGTCTGAACCTGGGCTTCAAGCGTTTTCCTCTGGTTTGAGGCTTGCTCAGCAGCAGACATTTCAGCTTCTTGAGCGACAGTTCCTTGGCGTTTTGCTTCATTGTCTTTCCAGGTTAGAGCTGCGGCTTCTTTGGCATTTATTTCAGTTTGTGCAAGGTAGCGGCCCAGATCACTATAAAGTTGGATAATTTCATCTTTTGATTTCGGGTCGATATTCAGTTTGATATCAAGAGTCTTTTCGATTTCTGTCTTCAGCCCGACAAGAGTCGCCCGCATACTATCAGGAATTTGATAGAAAGCATCTTTCAGTTCAAAAGACTTGTTTGTCAGTTTCCCCATTTCCGCATCAAGAGCTTCTCTTTGCTTACGGATAGCAATTACAGTTTCGTCTGCTTCAACAGAAAGTTGGAGACGTTCTTCTGGGGATTTATTTAAGTCATTGTTTGCAAGTTTCTGCTTTTCCTTTTCCAGATTCCCGATAAGATCCAGCGTTCCCCTGATTTCATCATTAACTCCGTGGACCATATCTCCCAGAGCTAAGGTTGCAGTCGCAATCGCCCCAACAACTGTGGAGCTCCCAAGTGCGATCAACCCAGCCTTAAGTGACCCAACACTCGTAATCGCTGTTCCGATAATTGCGACGAGTTTGATGATGTGGGCGAACAGGAAGGAAACACCAATCCCCCCAACTGCCAGCATTACGTTCTTAGTTGCGTTCAGAACGGAATCCAGACCACGTTCTACTGTTATCCAGTTCCTGACTGCATCAACCCCTTTCGTAAACCCACGGACAAATTCTTGAATCGTCGAGCTGGACAGTTTATAGATACTCTCTCCAAGCAGCGTAAGAGAAGTCTGCATCCTTCCAATGTCAGCATTCAGCATTCCTGCCGCAACCGCGAAGCTCGCAGAAAACCGAGAAGCCATGAAGTCAGTGAAATCCAGCATCGTATTCTTAGCGAGGACAGTTCCCGCTTTCATACGGTCAACAAGTTGGCTGGTTGAGATCCCTACAGTTCCGTTTGCGTTACGGATACTGGCTGCGAAGGCCGCGAAGGCTCCAGGGAGCAGGTTACCTAACTGCCGAACAAGTTCTTCTGACTGAACCTTGGATTTATTGAAGATTTGGCTCAAGGCCAGGAAGATATTGTTGGTTTCATCCTGAGTCTTGTGAAGCGCTGTCGAGACCGAGTTGATGTTTTGAAACATCTTCCAAGTGTCTTTCAGTGAAACCCCAGCGAGGGAGGTACTTGCCTGGAAGGTAGCAAAGTTCTTTCGTAGGATGCCGACGTTTATACCAACCCGATCTGCTTCCTTTGCCAGTGCATTCAGAACAATAGTCGTGCTGATCCCGGTGCCGACAGTGGATTCCAGCGAAGCCTTAACACTGTCGAGAGCAATACCGACGGGGATGATGCTGGTGACCGCTTTGGCGAATGCACTGTTTAGGTTGTTAATCGCAGACCAGAGGACGTTGACCTCAAAAATCTGTTTAGATAGGTCCAGGAGTCCTTTTGCAAACCCCTTTCCGCCGCTTCCTGAGCCTCCGGCTGCCCCAGCATTTGCTTGTTTCTCTGCTTGGAGAATTCTTTGTGTGGCATCCCTGGCAGCCGAGACTTGTGCATTATACTGCGCATGGATTGCAGTTAGCTTCTCTTTCCCCTGCGCTAGAGATAACTGTTTTGTGTAAAGACTATGCTCTAGTTGCAGAATTTGGGCATTTCGTTGCTGAGTTAGCTGGTACTCGTCCTTAGCCAGTTGGGCTTTGATCGCCTTGATCCGGTTTCCCTCACGCTGAGCTTGCTCTACTGCCGCAGACTTCAATCCCCCGGCTATCTGCTGTTGGTTCTCTTGTCTAAAAGCTGCGACTTTGGCTTTCAACCTGTCCAGCTCGTTCCCCATCCCGGCAGTTACGTTAGTAATCCCGGAACTTTTCTGAGCGTTCTGCAGCGACTTGACTGCCTTCTCCGCCTCAGCAGTTGACTTTGCAAGCGTTGTAAAACTGGTCGTTGCTTGCTTGGTATTTGTATTGATGCTAGTGAAAGCCTGGGCAACTTCCAACCCCAGCTTGTTTACAGCGCTCTTTATGTGAGCGATCTGTATATCAAGTTGGTCCGTATCACCTGCGAAAGTGATCGTAACTTGTCTGGGGTCTTGTTTTGCCATTAGCTTTCCGTCTTAGCGGTCACGATGCTGAGGTAGCCATGCAGGATAAAGGGAAGGTCGAGAAGGGTTTCTTCCAGGTCTAGCCCACGCTTGTCTACGAGCCTGATGAGCAGGGTTGTGTCGAACATTAGTTCAGGAGTGAGATAGTTTCGCAGGATTAGAAACAGGTCAAAAACGGGTTTTTTGGTCTCCCAAAGCCAGAAGATTTCATCCTGGAAGTCCTTTGGATCTGGGGCATCTAGGGGTTCAGGCGGAAACTCCATAAACCCCTGAAAGGCTTCCTCTAAGGTCTCCCGCTCCGCAGAATTATCCTTTTCTTGTTTGACTTGCTGATTCTGCAGAACCGTCCTGCCTAACGCTTCGCCAACCCCAATCAGTTTCCCACTTCGGCCGATTGCTGCGCAGGAACATTCCTGAAAGCGTTAAACATTGCTTCGATCAGTGCGTCGCGCCAGGGACGAGAAGCCCAGTAGAGTTCCAGGAGCTTCTCACAGGTTTCTGCAGGGCTTGACCACCCAAGCTCCGTAGTCCTGGTATCGACTTTCTTCTGCCGTCCAGTACTGTCGACGATGGTTGCATTACAGATATAGAGAACCTCTCCTCTCAGAACTTCCCAGACAGTCGCAAAGTATTCCTTGAGGGTGTCAGCTTTTTCCTTGTCTGATTCCCAGGCCTGATTCGTGTACTGTTCCATCAGGGCCAAAGTTTCTATAGCTTTTTCCTGCCCCGTGTCTGCCGTGTATCGGGCAAAGCCGACAGTGATTTGGGCTTTCTTACCAGAGGCATCCTTTGCCTTGACCAGGATTTCGACTGACGGGGATTGTAGTTCTATTTGAATCATCGCTGCACCAGTTTGTTAGTAATTACGCAACAGTCACTGCTCGGGATGTTGCGACTCCCTTTCCCGCACGATTGGTGCAGGTGACTTCGGAATGGATGGACGAGCCGGAATCAGGGGCTGTTAGGACCAGTGTCGCGGCAGTTTCTTCTGCCATAGCGACCCCGTCTTGGAACCACTGATAAGTAAAGGTTCCAGCATCTTTCTGCCAGGTGCCTGTGCTGGTAGTGAGGGTCTCATCAACTGCCGGAGTCCCGGTAATTTCCGGAATCTGGGAGTTGACCGGGACTTCCGTTAGACCCAATTTAAACGGAAGCAGTCCCAGGAAAAGTCCGTTGTTTGCGTTCATGCAGTTTCTCCAGAAAAATTCCACTTCATTATAGCGTTCGTGCGCGATAGACACAATAAAAGGCTAGTGTTAGGATTGCACGATAGTTTTAGGAAACCTTATGCGCCAGGATCAGATAGAAAGCAGTGCGGATCGCGAGCAGGAGTTTGACTTGTTCGCCGGAATCCCTGGGTTGGACCCTACCATCCCGGAACCTACCCGTGCGCCTGAAGCCCCGCAGCTAGTCAACTTGACTGGCGCAACAAGCCCGGCGGTTTTGGCTGGTTTACTTGGGATTCCTGTTGCACTCATCTATCAAGGCAGGCTTGACGGCAAACTCCCTCCGAACTCTGACGCCTCCTACAGGGATTCGATTCGGCATTACGTTACTTTCTGGAAGAACCGCCATAACCAAAAAGCAAACAACCTGAACGAAGCCAGCATCGTGCAGGAAATGCGCCTGCGTGAGGCAAAGATCGAACGCGAATGGCTGGCAGTTAAAAAAGACCGAGGAGATCTGATCGATCGAGCTACACTTGCAGAGGTTTTTGAACCAGTATTCCTAATGCTCCGTGCACAGCTTTGTTCCTTGGCGCGCAAAAATCCTGATGTTTTACCCGACATTGATAAGATGCTGGAAAGTTGGGACAAATTAGGCAGGGAGACGTTCAATCTCGCTGAACAGGAAATGGAAGCATTTATCCAGGCGAAGTTGGAAGAAGAACCTGACATTGGCGGTGAATCCGAGCCTTCTAATGAATAGCGCGCACGCGATACCTATTGACAAGGCAATTCCAGAATTCCTATTCCTGGGTAGCTTGCTGCAACTATTCAAACGCCCCAGTCGCATTGGGACAAGAGAGTATGCAGAGACCTACAGATTCTTAACCTCTGACGTATCTGCAAAGCCTGGCCGGATGAACTGCAATGAAACCCCTTTCATGCTGTTCCCGATGCAGTGTTTCGACAACCCAACTATCCGAGTTATCGTAGGGCGAAAGTCTGCCCAGATTGCCTGGACAGAAACCACGAACTCCTGGATCTCGCGCATCATCCATCTGGACCCGCAGAACATCATCGTTTCTTTCCCCCGCCAAGCCTCAGCAAAGAGTTATGCGAATGAAAAATTCCGTCCGATGGTCCGAAGCAGTCCTGAACTCCTTGCTCTTATCGGCGATCCAGATAAATGTACTTATGATTATTATCGTTACCCTGGTGGGTTCATCAAGTTCGTAACAGCGGCATCGCCGACAGCGCTCAAGAGTACAAGTGCTCCGATTCTGATTTGTGAGGAGCCAGACGACCTAAAAGAAGACGTGAAAGGTCAGGGAGATGCGTTGTCAATCTTC